AAAGGAACTGGTGAAATTAAAATGGACGAAGAGTTCATGACAAAGCTTATAGAGTTACGAGAAAAATTAAATCAGCCCATGATTATTACCTCTGGATACCGTTCAGAAGAACATAATAATCGTATCGGAGGAAGTTACAAATCTGCTCATATTCGTGGACTAGCAGTAGACGTAGGGTGTAGTGGAGCTAAAGCTTATAACATAGTTAAACTAGCTATGGAGTTAGGGTTCCAAGGTATTGGTATCAATCAACATGGTCCACATGAAAAACGATTTATTCACTTAGATACTATGACCTCAGAAGTAATAGGAGTTTCTAGACCTTGGATATGGTCTTATAAATAATCTTCAGGATTCATAGTAGAGCAGGTTTATTATGGACCCTATATCAGCTATTGGAATAGCAACCACAGCATATAATGCCATCAAACGAGGATTCAAAGTTGGCAAAGAAATTGAAGGTATGTCCAAAGACCTTGGACGTTGGATGGGTGCTATACAAGATGTTAAAGAAGGACATAATAAAGCTAAAGGAAGGTCATTTGGTTCTGTTGAAGAAGAAGCATTAGAGTCTTTTGCTGCTTTAAAAAAAGCACAACAGATGGAAAATGAACTTAGAAATTTTGTTAACTTATCTTATGGTCCTAATGCTTGGGCAGAAGTTGTACGAATACAAGCTCAGATTAGACTTAAAAAAAAAGCAGCTTTAAAAGAAGCTCAAAGAAAGAAGGAAAGAATGATAGAATACGTAGCTATTGGGGCTTTAATCGTCATCCTCATCAGCTTCTTTAGTGTCGTATTCTATATTCTTTTGCCTGATATTAAAAGCTTGGTTAAATAACTTTTGAACTTTTTGTTCTCCAATAATTTTCATATACTCTACAATCTCTTCTTCGATTGTTTCTACACTAACCATACTATCTTTTTCTGGTTTAGCTCCTCTAACTCTGGATAATAATTCTAAAGCTTTTAATGCACTATTAGTATGCTTACCCTCCTTAGCTACAGAGTATTGTCTTTCTACTTCAGATATAACGTCTACGGTTGTGGTCAACTCACTTTCAAGTTCTTCAACTCTGGTTTTAATCTCTGAGTTTTGTAGTAATCTATACCCTTGATTCTTTGCAGACTCTGGAGAATATCCTGCAGCTTTTGCAGCTTCTGTTGCATTTCTATGTAAGATATAGTTTTGACAGAACTTCTCTTGCTTTTCGTTTAAAGCCATTCAACTATCCAATGAAACAATCCTGCTACTAATCCTGTGACAACTCCGTATAAAATAATATCTTTTGTTCTACTTGGCTGTCTATTTCTCATACGTGTTAAAGGATTTAAACTAGTTTTTAAAAGCTGTATTTTTTTCTTTTTTAATTTGTAAGCCATGAAAATCCTCCCATAATTAAAAATGTTATAATAATATAACACGTAACTTCATAATACATTGAGTCTATCTCTTTTAATTTACACCATATATATTCTAATATATTCATTGATATAACCTTACGTTAGGGTTTGTAATATCTACACTTACTGGTTTACATATACCAGTATATCTTTTTTTTATACCTGGAACTGCAGGTTGCTTACTTATTCTATTAGCAAAATATCGACATCTATTGATATCACGAAAATGCATATCACTTTGTTGCACAGCATCACCTAAATAAATTACTAATAGAAATACAGTAGTCATTATTTAAGATTATCTCTTGCTACATTCTTTGACTTTTCAAAAGACCTCATTGCTCCAAGTCCGAGTAAAGACATAACCAAAGTAATTAATCCTTCAACCTCTAATTGTGGGGGTATAACTTCAGGAAACCATATGCCTGTAGCCCAAGTTAAAATTGGACCTACGAAGAATTGCCATAGCAACCCAAGACAACAAACCCACATTATTGCAGGACGTGCTCCAGAAACAAATAAACTAGGATGTTTTGCTTGTTCTTTGTTTACTTCTATTTGTGATTTAGCTAACTCTTGTGCATGCTTCTCTGCCATCGTAGACAGGTCATGAGCTAGTTGCATTTGTTTATCTTTATCTTTTATGAACTTGCCAAGTAACTTTGTAGCAGGTCCTATTAGTGCAGTTAATGCCATTATTTTTTCTCCTTTTTAATACAAAGTGCTGACACACCTTCTTTGTGATTACACACAATATATATCTTTAATTGTTTAAAATTTCTCCACACCTGTCCAATTTTATTTACCCACCATTTATCATCAAAGACAGATATATGAACATTCTCTCCTTTAAATTTACCTTTTTCAAAAACCTTCTTAGCTTCTTGACAACATATATTTAAATAAACTACTTTGTTACTGTAAGAAAATATTTTATTTAATACCCAATCTATATCTTCTTCAGCTACATGCTCAAGAACATCGGTACAAACAACGACATTAAATTTTCCTTTAGGAAGTTTACTATATTCTGGATAAGCAGGGTCATATAATTTATAAGAATCAATACCCCAGATATCTTGCACAGGTTTCTCTAAACCGTCAAAATATTTATGATTAACATATGGATAAGCTTTACCACAACCATAATCAAGTAAGGTCTTACATTTATTTTGTTCAATGATTGCTTTAATAGGTTGAATATTTGGAATCAAACTAATACCTTTGAACTTACCTTCTTCATGTAAATCTTTATATGATTCAATTAAATCATAATATTTTTGTGAAGGTTTACTCATTTTAGTGACTCCGTAAAAGTTCGTAATGTATTTTTTTCATCTATCTTTTTCCACAACTCACTAACTAATGTGTTTTCTCCATGAAATGTATAGTTAACTCCCATCGTAACATCAGCTAAAATTTTCTCACAATCTTGAGCCATAGCTAATAGTTCTCCTGTTGTCCAAAAATCTTTATTATCAACACCAACTTTAAAATACTTTGGTCTTGGTTCTTCATCCTCAGCACCTGTAGTTTCTTTCTTCATTTCCTCTGTAGGTTCTTCTTTTAAACAACAATCAAAACCAAATAAATGCATGTCACGAAACCCCATAGTATGTAACATACCGATTGTTCTCATAGCTGCACAGGTACCTCCTGTAATTAACGTAGCTCCAGGAGGGATACCTATCTCTGGATTTAAGGTAACTTGGTTGTTTACAATTCCTGCTTTTTGTTCTGCAGGGTCTCGTAAAGACTCTGTAAATGCATGCCATCCCCAAACGTGGTCTGTTCTATGTTTTAAATATTTCGTTACAGAAGGGTCTGTCATTGAAGCTACAAAAAATTTTGTTTGTGAATGTATATCTTTAAATAACGATTTACGAACAATACCATGAGTGCTTGTACCTTCAATAGACCTAGGGTCTAAAACTGTACATCCCCAAGGATAAATATTTTCTTTTAATAAAAGAGGATAACTATGTTTAACACACATAATTATAGGATTATTTAATTTTTTAATTGTATCTTTGAGTTCTTGCATATCAATAAACGGTCCTGCAGATACAATAATAGCACTTCTAGTATGTGTTCTATACTTATCTAACCATTTATCTGGACCAATCAAACTTAAATTTTCTCTGATGTTTGACCTAATATATGTTTTTGGCACACAATCTCTAGGGTTAACAACGATAGGAACTTGCTTTAACTTACTAGGAATGTCATCTAATTTTTCATCGTGAATAACACAAGCTAAATGTGTGTGTCCTCCACCTACAACTCTATCCCCTGAAGGTAAAACTCGTCTACGTTTTTCTTTTAAACTTTCATATAAAACATTTACTCCTTGATAATCTTCAGGAGGAATTAAGTCTTGTTCATCCTTCGTAAAGAAATGGTCAAACACTACAACTGGAATATGTTTTAAATTTTCATAATCACTCTTTACTGTAGGGATACTATTACCTCCTCCAATTAAAGCAAGGTCTATTTTTTTATTATAATTTTTAAGAGTTTCTCTAGAGTTTCCTTTAAGAACAGTAAAATTAAATGTTTTATTTTTCTCTTTCATCTTATTAGCAAACTCTGTAAATCTTTTTACTACAGCATCAACTTTATTGTGAGCTTTAAAATTAAATTCTTCTTCGTCAATTTCTGAATTAGCATCTTCAAATAAATCAAAACCATAGTAAGTTATACTGTCTTGAGTTTCAAAAGCAGCTAATGCCATTTCAATAGCACGACCTCCATTCCAAGTTCCTACTTCTAATATACTTTTAGGTTTGTAATGTCTAATTAAATCAGCTAACTGTTCATATCTATTTGGTTTAATATCTGGAGATACTGTGTCAGGTAAATCAAATAATCTTTTACCATCTTTATCTCTTATAGATGAAAGCTTCGTAGGATTTACTTTACCTGCAAAATGTGTAAAGTAAGATTTAACAAAATCTAACTTCAATACTTTGAGTCCATGTGTAGCATATAAATTTATTAGTCTTTGTAGAACAAATGAATCATGCCACTCTCTATATTGTAACACTTCTCCTGAAGTAAAAGCACTAACTAAATCTTTAAGTAAATCTTTTGTAGCTTGATGATTTAAATTAAAAGCCATAAAAAATGGATGGTCATCTAAGAAAGCTAAGTGAGCTTTATCATTTAAGTTAGCTAAGATATCTTCTTTAGTTAATCTTTTTCTAAGATAGGTATCAGCATCTAACCAAATTAACCAACCCTCATTAACTTTATTTAATTGTTCTTGTAAAGCAAATATTTTATTTGACCATTTTAAAACATCTAAGCTAGGATTATAAGCTATCTTTTTATCTTCCGTACCATCATGTTTTTTAAAATCTTCAAAGAACTTTTTTCTACTCTCTAAATTATTCATATCAACATACGTATACTTTGGTATAGAATAACTTGTTAAACTACAATCATGATGATATGCAGTAATATTAATAGAACTATCTAAATTTTCCGATAAAGAATTTAACATTAAATGTCCAGAATCCTTTAAAATATCTTCGTTAAAAGATGTAAACAAATTAATTTCTGTCATCTTGTTTCTCTTTTATAGTGTCTAACATAGCTAATCCATCCACAGCATCAGCAGCTTTGGATACTAAGTCCACAACATCTTTAATCATATCAGGATGCTCTGGAATACTTGTAGGATTTGCAAGTAAAATTTCTAAATTTGTAACAGCTTTATCTCTTTCAGATTCAAAATGTTTATAAGCTGTATCTAGTATTGCACTACTCATCTTCGACATGTTTTCCTCCTGTTATATTTATCCATTCTCTATCGTTATGCCACTCAATAATGTAAGTTGAATCTTCACTTCGAGAAGGATTCCAATTAGGAAACCAAGGACCTCCAGTAGTAAAGTGAACATTTTTTGGTTTTGGTTTTACAGGAGAATGTCCGTCTAACCAATTCCATTCTTCAGGAATTTTTCCTATGTCAACTTCTTTATCTGGTAACCATTCAAATCCATGTAACCATCTACCTGATTTTGTATTCACAGCTTCAACTGTTAAAGGTTTATTCAAAGGATGAGCACAATTAAACATCATTAAACTTGACCAATTTTTTCTACGATATGGTTCTTGAAGTTGATTGTCCATTTTAATAGTAGCTTTAGGTTCATACTTGTGATGAACACACCACAACGGATAGTAAGGGTCATTACATATATCAAATAACTCTTTAATATCAGCTCTGATATACATGTCAGCATCCATATACAAAGCCATACCTTCATACATATTTAAATGAGGTACTAAAAATCTAGTAAAACTAAAGTCTGTTGAGAAAGGTCTTTTATCAATATCATCATATCTTTGACCATCTTCATTAATAGAAAACTTTCTATTATATAATCCCATTCTTTCAACTGTGCTAAGTTTTATAGGTTTAATTTGAACAGGGACTGATGATATTCTTTCTATTGAAAACTTTAAAACTTCATAAGCAGCTTTATCTTTTTCATCATATCCTATGTAAACATTATATATTTTATTATCTTTCATATATCTCCTTAAAATTTATATTCGTGGTCAATAAACCAAGTACCTGCTTCAGCTCCCATACCTGTTCTTTTTCTTTCATAAGCAAATTTAAACTTACTTTTATAAAACTTTTTTGTAGCATAAGCTCTAAACTTTGAACCATCGTGTTCGTTATCTAAATCATGATAGTACCTATACCCTAAAGAATCAATAGCATATAAGTTTGAAAAAAACATATTAGACATCCATAATAGTGTCATCCCCATTAGTATTGTTTTCATTTACTCTCCTAAAATTAAGGGGAGATTTTTACGTCTCCCCTGAAAGGTTATTTAATTTGAATCTGTTTCGGCTTTTGTTCTTCTGGTATGATTTGTTTTAGTTCAACACTAAGGATACCATTCTTAAATGTTACGTTCTCTACGTGTAACGAATCGGCTAAAACAAAGTTTCTTTCAAATGAACGATGAGCTATTCCTTTATGTAAAAATTTTCCGTCAATCTCTGTACTCGAAGAACCTCCAGAAGCAATTTTTAAATGTGTATCTTTTAACTCTACGTTCAAATCTTTTTTGTCGAACCCTGCTAATGCAAACTCAATGATATAAGTGTCTTCTCCTTTTTTAATTATATTATGAGGAGGATAGCTTATATCCAAAGGTTTAGCTGTCGATGCAAAGTCAAACAAGTTATCAAAACCAATAGCTTGTTTTACAAAGTCATCAAAGTCTCGTCCAAAATTATTATTTAATACCATATTATTTTCTCCTTATATTAAGCAAGTATAAAATAAGAGCCCACCATGGGCACTCTATTTTATAATTATAGCAAACTTAAATAATTAAATCAACACTTTTATTATTAATATTATACAAATTATTATAACAATATAATCAAACATTTATTATTCCTATGGTATTTAATATAGCCATAACTATTACATAGATACACCAAGCACCCATGCAAATAGCCATAAAGTTAACTATATATCCACCAATTCGCACGAACCACTTTTGCATGCTAACTCCTGTGAACCTCTTGTATTATCTTCTGTTTCATATTCTTGTAACTTACTCCAATCAATATTCTTTGGCATCTTAGACTGTAACTCATTGTACTGCACTTCATCTATATCTTGATAAGGTGCTTGCTGATATGTGTGGTCTGAAAAAGGTAAGAATGATATACCAGATAGTGTATCAAAATTATCCCAACACCAGTTACCTACATTAATCCATTCATGTTCCTGATGGTTTATGTTCACACCAATGTTGTGCATAACATTTCCATATCTCTAACTGTTCAATAGCAGTCATAGTGTACCTAAAGATAGCACTAGGGTCTGCTTTCATAGGAAAAGAAAAGACAGAGTTATTAGGTTGCATCACATCATCCTCACAAGGTATGCCTTGGTCTGCCATAAACTGTGTTAATGGGTCTTTCTTATCTCCTCTTACTGTTCTAATATAATATGGATTGTGTCTAGCATGAATACCACTAGCACTATCAACTAATTGACTAACTGTTCCTGAAGGTTTAACACATGTAATAGCTGTTGATTGTGGTATACCTAACTTCTTTGACCACTCTTCATTAGTTAGTACAGCTTTGTGTCTCATCTTACCTAATACATCTGGTAACTGAGTTCTCATTCTAGATAATAAACTATTATCCATAATACCTGTAAGAGATACACCTAATAATCTTTCTTCTTCTGTATTAGTTTGCCATCTCTTACGTAAATAACCAAAGTCTGTAAGTGTAGCTTGTATTGTACCTAGTATAGTAGCTACTTCTATCTTATTGTGTAAGGTTTCTTCTGTATCTGTAGGTCTTACAACTACCTCTGTAAGATTACAGAACTGATTCGGTCTTAATATAATTTCACTACAAGGATTAGTACCAAAGTCCCAATCAGCATTACGTCTACCATTCTCTCTAGCTTTATCTTGAGCAGATTTTCTATTAAAGATACCACGTTCACCAGATTTACTTTCATATAATGCTAACCATTCTTTCATAAAGATACCTGCATCTGGTTTTTCTGTATATGCTACAGAGTTATTAGCTAATGCTCTTTCTGGATTAGTTTCCCACCATGCACCAGACTTAGCAACTCTTAATCTTTGATCTGATAAATTAGATAAAGATATAAGAGCTGATCTACGTACTCCTCCTACTACTACAACCTCACCTGTTTTACAAACTATATCATGTGCTTCCATAGCATTTAGTTTTCTACCTTTAGCACCTTTAAATTTTTCTATAGTAAAATCAAACAGATTAACTAAAGGTTGAGGACCACTAGCTCTACCACCAAATGTTTTTAATCTTTCACCAGCAGGTCTTATTTTATTCACATTTATCTTTGGTATTCTACAAGTATAAAGATAAGATATTAAATCTTTAAATGCTCTTGCCCATCCTTCTTTAGAGTCAGCTACAGATATAACATCTTCTGTTTTTTCAAACTCTTTATCTGGTATAGTAGGTAATTTATCTACATACTGTCTTTCAACAGAAAAACCTACACCTGTACCATTCATTAAGATATATAATATTTCATCAAAAGCTTTTGGTGTATCAATAGGAACATAAGAACAATTATATCCTGCTACATTTTCTCTTTCTAAAGCAGGACCTGCAGTCATTAATGCTCTCATAGAAGGCATAACAGATAATCCTATAATACTATCTTCTATTTTTCTCCATACTTCATCTTCTATTTTTACACCTAAGTTTTTATTTAAATGTATTTGAAAGAAATTAGTTAATCTTGTGACTGTTTCTATCCATGTTTCTCTTCTACTTTCATCTGGTAACCAACGTGCATATCGAGATGCATGTATAAATGTTTGATACTCTGTAGGTAAATAATTATTTTTCGCCATATTCTAACTCCAATATCATTTCTAAATAGTGTATTGCTTTATGTATATCTCTAGCTCCATCACCTTTTCTTCTATGTCTAGTAATATATTTTAAAGCATTGCCTTCACAAAAAGTTAAATTGTTTTCCATAATAAAATCAATAGGTTGTATTTTACAATCTTTATAATGATTACCACCTATTTGTTTATTACGAGAAGCTAACTTTTTTATATCAGTTTTTTTAAATCCATTACTCTTAACTGTTTCTTTAATTGCTTCATCCATCATTCCCATATTAATCTCCTATAGTTTACTAATAAAATAGGCTACAAATACAATCAGTAGCCCACTAAATATTCCTAGTATAAATATAAATACTAAGAATTCTTGATAGTTCATATAGTTTATCATATCTATAATCATATGTCTATCCGTTTAATATTTTATTTATTCTTTTTCTTACATATTTAATTTGTTTATATTTAATAACTTTGTAAGCAAATGATCTTACATATCCTGGTTCTAGTCCTGCATTTTCACATACTGTTTCAAAGTTAGTACAACATACTCCTACTGTAGCAAAGAACCATGCTTGAGCTTGATCTCTAGCTACGATACTTGTTTCAGATTCTCTTTTTTCTTTAGGCTTTGTCGCATCTAATAAAGCTTGTAGTATTACTGCAAGAAATAATAATTTTTCTGGAGTAGAACTACTCTCCGATTTCTGCAAGTACTCTGTAAAAATTATATTGTTTTTTTCTTTCATTAATCCATTCTTCTGGAATACCTTCTCTTAAAGAACTATATTTAAATTTATATTTATCACACCAAGTACCATTAGTCATCTTACCACCTTTGTATAACTTAGCTTTTGGATTATCAAATATAAATCTTATGTCTAGTTCTGGTTTTTGTTTTCTTATAAATAAATGTTTCTTTCTATCTTCTAAAACAAATCTACCTTTTACTTCTAATATAATACCATTATCTAATAGAATAAAATCAGGAGTATAATATTTTATTTCTTTCCATTCATATTCTATTTTACCTTTTTCATAACTATGTTTTATATTTTTTTCTTTTAATATATTAAATATTTTTTCTTCAGACTTACTACGAAACATTCACTTCTTCCACATCAGGTAACCTTTTAACTTCCGTAAGAAACCTAATACCTTTTGCATACTTGAAAGCTCTGAGTCCTTTTCCTTGGTTTGAATCGGACCAACATACCACTTTATGGTTGCAATATACACACCCAATAGGAAGCTTAAAGTTGCCACTTTGCCCATCAGGAA